TGTCCTAGATATACAAAAGAAGATATCGATGGATTTGCTGAAGAAGTTGGTGGATATGATTCTGTAGACTTTAAAAGAGAGTATCTGAATATAATGATAACCGATGAAGACCATGCGGTTATACCAGAAGCTAATGACGAAACTCTCAAACATATAGTAAAAAACTACCAAAAACCTCCGTATTACGATTGTTATGTTTCTATGGATATCGGAGTTAAAGATTTGACAGGTATTTTATATGCTTATTATGATTTTATTACTGGCAAGATCGTGATAGAGGATGAGGCAACATTTAGAGGAAAGTCTTTCACTACGGCTAATTTAGCAGCTTCGGTTAAAAAAACAGAAACTGAATTGTGGGGATTAAAAAAACCATTTTTAAGAGTTTCTGATAATAACAACTTGATTTTACTTAATGACCTTAATATAGATTATGGTATAAACTTTATACCAACAGCTAAAGATAACAAACATGCTTGGATAAACCAGATAAGAATATTAATAGCTGAAGAACGACTAGTTATTAATCCAAAGTGTAAACAGTTGATTTTTCATTTAAAAAATGCTACATGGAATAAAAATAAAACAGAGTACGACCGTTCTTTAGATGGTGGTCACTACGATTTAATTGATTCACTAGCTTACTTAGTACGTAACATAGCGTATACTCGTAATCCTTATCCTAAAGGATATGGTATGATTAATGGAGACTCTTCTTTTAGAATGAATGGATCTGATAGGACTAAATTTGAGGATCATCTTATAAGTATGTTTAGTTACAAGAAGAATTAAACAAATAATATTAGAGGTTTCAATGGCTAAGTTAACATATTTTGCAGCTAGAGATGGAAAAGATACAGCTTCAGTCCTGTTAGAGAAAGCTACGGACTGGAAAGATACTCTTACCACAAATGGCTACTTAGAAAAACTAAGAACGTGCTGGTCAACCTACCACGGTGCATATTATACCGACACAAATTCCGGACATACTATCACTTTTGCTGGAGAACAAGGAGAACTTGCTCAATTACCAGTAAACCATATAAGAAACTTAGCACAACACATGTACGTTATGACTACTTCCAGTCGTCCTTCTATGGAGGCTAGAGCTGCTAATGGAGATTATAAGACAAACGCACAAGTAACTCTAGCGAATGGTCTATTAGACTATTACATGCGTGAAAAACGTCTAGAACGATACATAAATAAGGCAGTAGAACTAGCGGTAGTACTAGGTGCTGGTTATGTAAAGATTGAATGGGACGCTACTGCTGGAAAAAGCGTAGACGAAGATGAGGAAACTGGAGAAAAAATACACGAAGGGGATTTGAAGTTTACAAACTTGTCACCTTTCGACGTAGTATTTGACGTTAATAGAGAAGATAATAATCACGATTGGTTACTAATAAGAACTTACAAGAATAAGTTTGACTTGGCTGCTAAGTACCCAGAATTTGAAGAAAAAATACTAGCGTTAGATACTAAAACTTCAAAAGATAGATACTCTTTGCAAGTATTTAGAAAAGTGGAATCTGATGACGTTGAAGTGTGGACAATGTATCATAAAAAAACAGACGCTATGCCAGAAGGCAGAGAACTTGTATTTTTAGCAGAAGACATAATTATTCACGATCAAGCTTTGCCATATAGAAGAATTCCTATTTTTAGAATGAGTCCAAATGAGATATTAGGAACAGCTTTTGGCTATTCTAATCTATTTGACTTACTACCTTTGCAGGAAGGTATCAACCATCTATATTCTGCCATAATGTCAAACAATATAGCTTTTGCAACACAGAACTTATTTGTAAGATCAGGCTCTAATATAGACATTACGAATCTTGGTGGTGGATTAAATATTATTCAGGGAACAGAAAAACCAGAACCATTAAATCTACTAGGAACCTCTCAAGAGACTTTTAGTTTTTTAAGTATTCTAGAAGGTAAGATGGAACAATTATCTGGTATTAACTCCGTAACAAGAGGAACACCAGATCCAGCACAAAATCTAAGATCAGGAAACTCTCTAGCTTTAGTTCAGTCCATGGCTATCCAGTTTCAATCAGGTCTTCAAAATCAATATGTTCAATTAGTAGAGGATTTGGGAGTAGCTGTGTTAGAAATACTACAAGACTATGCTACTGCACCAAGAGTTGCATCTATTGTAGGTGTTAATAATAAGCAATACTTAGTAGAGTTTAAAGGCACTGACATAGATCAGATTAATAGAGTAATTGTAGATGTTGGCAATCCTCTAGCTCGTACCACTGCCGGAAGAGTGCAGATGGCAGAACAGTTAATGCAAATGAAGCCTGAAGAATTCTCGATACAGCAATATGCTCAGGTTATTAATACTGGAAGATTAGATGGGATGATGGAAAGTCCAGTAGATCAGTCAAACTTAATACAAGCTGAAAATGAAAGGCTTATGAAAGGAACAGCAGTTCCAGCATTGGTAATTGACGATCACAAAGAGCATATATTAAGGCATAGAACTATATTAAATGATATAGATATCAGATTAGATGAAGAAAAAAGTGCTGTAATATTCGCACATTTACAAGAGCATATTGAATTTGCAAGAAGTACAGATCCTGCAGTATTAATTATGACAAATCAACAACAACTTCCTCCAAATCCGGCAATGGCTCCAGCTCCGGAAACTGTAAATCAACCACAACAAAATTCAGAGGGTCAGTCTCCTATAGCTCAGGTAGCAGAAGGGTCGGAACAAACTCAAGGTCAAATGATGCCGGGAGTTCCTAAACCAGCAACTCCACCAGAACCTTTTGAAAATTTACCAACCACCTCAGTGCCTAATCAATAGATATGAAAAAAGCAGATGCGGCAGGGATTTCTAAATTAATAACTTATGTAGCAAATAATCCTACCGTAACATCAGAAGAGATGCTAAGAAAAGCAATCGAATTAGGGTATGAACCGGGTGATTTAATTGATAAAGCATTAGGTTCCGTAAAATACGAAAAGTCAGGAGCTAATCTTTCTAAAAATCTAGAAGATATATTAAATGACGTATATCAAAATGATCCAACTCCCGGAGACAGATACGTAGTAGATCCCAGAGAAACAAGATATCCAAAATCAAAAGAATTTGCAAAAAATCTAAGAGGGTTGTTAGGATATCAAACTAACGTAGATACGGGAAAAAGTAGAAAAAACCCTAAAGAAGTTGTAGTAAGGAATAAGTGGGACGATTTAGGTAAATTACAAGGAATTAGCTCTGCTGGACATGAGCTTAAGCACTCAGTAGACGATTTAATTAGACCCGGATTTTATTCCAAAACTGACGATCCTTTTAAACCCGGGCATCATTATGGAGATATTTACGAAACCTCCGAGTTAGCTAGGGAAGTAAAAGATTTACCAGAAAATGACAAAGTTATTAAAGAAATTAAAAAACAAAGTAAAAAATTGAATCTAAAAGCCCCAAGTCCATTCAGAAGATTATTGTCTATACTAGGTCCAGTAGGGACTTCAATTGCTGCAGGATATTCTCTGAAATCTGGCGATGCAATGGGTGCTGGTTTGAATTTAGCTTCTGCTATAGATCCTACAGGAATATCAGACACTGCCTTAGAAGTAAAGAATAGATTAGCTATAAAAGATCCAGAAGAAATTGAAAAGTTAATGTTAGAAGATAAATACTCTGCCATGCCCGGTGGTCCAAGTCCTTCGGATATAATGTTAGATCAATTAAAAAACTACAAAAAGAAAAAATAAAGGAACTTATGAAAACGTCTATAAACCCTAGTAGAATAATCTCTAAAAAAGCCAGTGCATCAATGTCTGAAAAATATAAAGATCAACCTCTCAGGGATGCAGAAGGAGCGTCAGAGTTTGACGAAGGAATGGACGATTTTGCTGAAATGTTAGAAAAGCATTTACAAGAAAAAGATGACAATAAGACTAAAGTTATAGACATGAAGCCTAATTTAGCTTCAAATCCTACCGATGATATGTCGGGAGAGGATTTTGTAAAAAATAAACAAATGATGAAAAAATATCCACCAAATGCTCCAATAATGTTTGATGAGAAAGTTACTAATCTACACTCCCCAAATTCTCCAGTTGGTAAAGAAGTAGCAAAAATGCAGAGAATGGGTAAATTTAAAAGAATACTTGGAGCACTGGGCAAAAGAGCTACAAAGGCTATTCCAATTATAGGAGCTGGGCTAGGTGCAGCATCTTCCGCAGAGGCTTTAGAAAGAGGAGATAAGGTTGGAGCAGCATTAGAAGCAGCTTCCGCAGTAGATCCTACTCCTTTGTCTGATATAGCTCTAGCTGGAAAAGATGTATATGAAATACTAAATGAAAAAGATAATTTAGGAGAGCAAGAATCTCCAGATGTAGAGTTAGGTGACAACAAATTTGACTACAGAAATGAAATGGAAAGAAGAAAGAAAATAATGGGTTACAAATAACAAATGTACATAAAAAGCTACCGCAATGATGCGATGCTTTAACTTTAAGCTACCCTTAGGGGCGTAAAAGGTATTATATGTCAGAAAACACATCAGAAGTAGGCGATTTATCAACAGATTCTCAAGACGTAAATTTAGATCAAGAATCTATGGAAACAGAAGCATCTGCTAGTCCTACGGAAGAGCAGATTGAAGAGTTCGTACTTAAAGTAAACGGTAAAGAAATTAAAGAAAAAGTAAATCTTAGAGACAAAGAAAGAATCTCAAAAGCTTTACAAATGGAAAAAGCTGCTCATCAAGCTTTTCAAGAAAGAGCAATTACTGCAAAACAATTACAAGAAATTCAAGAAGATGTTTCTGAATTTTTAGAGCAGTTTACTAGCAATCCTCTTTCGGTAATAATGAATCCTGAGTTTAATCTTAGTAAAGAACAAAAAAGACAATTGGCTGAAGATCTAAAAGAAGATTTAGAAGAGAGTCAGAAAACTCCAGAGCAAAAAGAAAAAGAAGAACTGGCTAAAAAGTACGAAGCACTTCTTGCTGAAAAAGCTGCTATAGAAGAAGAAAGAAGAGAACAAGAACAGGCTAGACTTGAACAAGAAGCCGCTATTGAATTAGAAAATGAAATTGTACAAGCAATTGAAATTGGTCAACTACCAAAATCTACTTATATTTCTAAGAAAATAGCAGACTTAGCTTATATAGCTTACGCTAATGGGATCAATCTATCGATTAATGATATAATTCCTTTTGTAAAACAGCAATATAAGAAAGATCTATCTGAAATGCTTGGTGTACTAAATGACGACGAAGTAGAAATGTTAGTTTCTAAAGAAAGAATTCGTCAAATAAGAAACAAGCAAATTCAATCAGTTAAGCCTAAAGATAGTGCTCCAAAAGCACCACTTAAAACACAAGACACTGGTTCTTCCAGTAAAAAAAGTGACGAAGTTAAAAAAATCAAAGCTAAGGACTTTTTTAAATCTCTAGGTGTTTAACAAATATATTTGAGTAATTGCGAACTGTTACGACTCTTAAGCAAGCAAATAGCCCTTAAGACATCAACACTGTAGTAGTAATATTCAAAAAAAAATAAAATAATAATGTATAAAAGGAAAAATTATGTCAACACTTTCTAAAGATTCAAAAATTGAAGAATTAAGAATCGACCAAGACGAGCTACTACTTAAGGCTAATCTTGTTGCTCAAACATCTGAAGCCCCTTCTCTAGTATCTTTTTCTGGAGTACTAGCTACTAGAACAGTTTCTATTGATTTAAAAGAACCAATTAAATCATGCGAAAAAGTTCAAATTGTAAATCGTGCTACTGGATCAAATGCTGGAATTTCTGCAGCTCCTGTTGTTTCAGGAAACATTGTTTCTGTAACATTGGATGCTACTGGACTAACAGACGTTTGTATTGTTGTAAGTTTTAGAAAATAATTAAAATAAAGGAAAATTTTTATGAGTGGAACAGCTAACACATTAGACAACCTTAACGGTTTGTACAAAAAAGTTTACGATGGTAAACTTGAAAACTTAATCCCAGATGGAACAAAACTTCTTAACGCTATTAAATTCGTTAAGAAAGAAAAG